CCCTGTGGACCCTGTGGACCCTGTGGACCCTGTGGACCCTGTGGACCCTGTGGTCCGGTGGTGCTGTTTAGGTCAATACGGATTTCACCGTTAGCCATTTCGTGTCACATCCGCCGCGATAGTGATGGTGCCAGCGCAGATTGTCCGCGTGGTGATGTCGTCAATGTCGATTTGTTCCCAGTCCCAGAATCCAGTGAATCCGTCCGTGAATCCGCCGGTCCCGTCGACGTAGATGATGGCCTCGCCCTGTTCGGCGTCTGTCAGCTCGATGATGACGGGCAGGTCCTCAACGACGGGTTCCTGCGGTGTGATGCGGACCGCCGCGGTATTTGTGCCGGTCAGGTCTACGCGCTCGTCACCCTGGTAGACGACTACGGGGATGCTGACAGTATCGCCGGCATAAAGGTCAAGGTCGACCCGGGCAGGGCGATTAGTCAGAACCAACGGGTTCACCACGCCAAAATCGTACCACTACCCGGGGACGTGCCAGGTAGGCTTAGGCGCGGCAGTGTTTGGGCGTGTCGCGCCCCATGCGGCCAGTGTTGCGGCGGTCAATGGGCTAACGTCCACACCATTTTTGCGTGCCCATGCCCAGCGCTCCCCAATGTTGCGGCGTCCAGCTGTTGCCGCGGCGGCGTTCAGGTCATCGTCTGGCCGGTATTTCAGCGCCCCGGACCGCACACCATCAAAGATTTGGGCGCACGCGGACGCATAATCCATGGATCCAATGGACTCAAAATCTGCCTTTTCGCGTGTAAGATCGTCATCAAGCGTCACGGCGGGGCCGTACGGGTTCACAAAAATCCGTCCGCCGTGGCGCTTTTGATATTCACGGAGCATCGCCGCTGCATCGCTGGGTGGGCACTGGTTCACTATTTCCACGATCACCACACCGTCAACGCGGGCAGCTGTGGCGATGGTCGCGCGGTCACGATCGAGCGAAACGTCCGCGCCCCACGCCAAAGTCCCTTCCGGTTTCGCATCGGTGGCGGCGGACTCCCAGACACCGGCCGGCCAGCCAGCCCCAGACGATGGGGCGGGCCATACGTTGCCGTACGCACGCGCGAAATCGGAGGCACCCATGCGGTCTAGTTCGGCTTTGAGCGCGTCGTGGCTCACGGTCAGGCCGTAGGCGGGATGGTATTGGGGCCATGAGTCAGGGTCCAGGGGGTCTAGTTCCGGCGGACAGGACCACTCCAGATAGGCGATGGATGCGTCTGGGTCTGCGATGCTGGCCCGTCCGCGGTCGATAATGTCTTTTAGAAAGTCGCTAGTTTCGTCGCCCGCGGTCGACGGCCACCAAATCTGACCATAGGGGCGCGTCAGCTGTGTCGGGCTAATGGCTTGGACAAGGGCGCGGCCGCGGTCCGGTGTGAAGGCCCATGCCTCATCGACGATCACTAGATCCGTGTCTTTTCCGTGGAGTGCGTCTGGCTGGGGGCTGAAAACGCGCAAAGTGGAGCCGTTTGGCCAGGTGATGGACTCCGATCCAGCGGACCGGCGCAGGTCAAAACGGCCGGCCAGTGGTGTGCCGCCTAGTTCGGCCACTGCGTCGCGCCACCAGTCGCGGGCATCTTGCCCCGTTTGGGCGGTGTAAAAGGTGCGCGATTTGGGAAACGTCAAGCCTCGATGGATCATGGCGGCGCTCACGGCGCGGGTTTTGCCCGACCGTCGGGGCGTCGTCACGATGACCGTGGGGTATTGCCAGCCCGTCCCCTCAGCGTTCAGAGTCAGGGCAAGATCCCACAGCTGCGTCTGCCACGGGTGTGGTATCCACCCCAAACCGTGAGCCAGACGCGTGACCGCTGGCCCTAAGGTCCGAAGGTGTGGTGGTCGCTGGGTGGCAAACCTAGGATGCGCCTGCCCCGGTTTGGGGAACGTCGGCCGCGAGGTCTTGGAGGAGTTTGTCAAATGCGTCGCCTTCACTGTTTGGCACCGGCTGGACGATTTCATCCCTTAGGGCGCGTAGTTCTTTCATTGCGTTAGCCACTGCCCAGGACGATCCCTCGGCGATGGCGGCCTCTACGTTTGTGGCGCAGGTACGGAGCATGGCGGCCGTTAGTTCGTCGATGATGTACGGGCCGCCACTTTTCCGGCTATCCCGGATGACCACGTCAACGGCTTTTGATAAACGCCCTTTTTGTAGTTTTGTTTTTTTGATCTCAAAGCCCGGCAAGGGTTTTTGGTCATTTCCCATAGTGTCCGTTTTGTCCCTTTCGTGTTTTTGTCCGTTTTGCCCCCTCGGGGGGGGTGGGGGAGAAAAGAAAAGAGTAGAGCGCGGGGTGTCCTGCGCGTTTCTCTAAAAAAAATCACCATACGCGCGCAGGGTTTCTCGAGGGCTTGATGGGCCGGCGACCTCGACCATAGTTACCTGGACATGTCGGGGTCTTGCGGCCATGGGCTGGCCTCAGGTTTGACAACTCATTGGTACCACCATCAGCGAAGGGGATGACGTGGTCCACCGTAAAGTCATCAGCACAGTCACGCCCACACAGATGGCAGGTAGTCCCCCACATCTCTCTCACATTCGCGCTAAGCCTCTGCCCAGCCCTACCGGAAGGTCTACTAGTCATGAGGTAAGGGTATCCCCAACCAGTCCCCCTGACCCCAAACTCCCGTCATACTCTCGCCCGCCGATGACTATGGCACGCCTGAGGCCCGCGCGTCCTAGGGACGTCGGGTAGCGTGAACCGTTGATAGTCATCGTCGACTACGACTATCTCGGGCGATCGGAGCGCGGCCGATCTGGGGCGACGTAACGCGCTGAGGGCTGGGTATCGTCGGGCTCCTCGATAACGACGTGGGGCTCTATCGGTTGTCTGTTTCCTCCTGGGCGGCCTGTCGGCGCTCGGCTAGTAGTTGCTCTTTGCGGTCCTTTAGTTTCTGTTTCCATTGGGCTAGGGCCATGTCCTCGGGCCGTTGACCAATGAAGGGCGCGTGTTGCCAGTCAGGGTGGCAGGACGGGCACATAGGTCCTATGTCGCGCTCAGGCTGGCTGAGGGTGTGGACCATGGTGTGGCATGAGGGGCAGCGTTGAGGGTGCTGGCCTATCTCGAAGGTCACGCCCTCATGGAACCATTTCATCTGGCCACACCGTTCCACACATCGGATGCGCGGCGTGCCTCATCAAGGCTGACGTATTCGGCCACGATGCGATCCGTTACTAGGTCGATGACTGCCCAGCCTTGGAGCCAGTCGCGTATCGCATAACGACGGGGCGCGGTCATAGTTTCGTACCGGCTGGGTGATCAGGGGCGCGGTCGATGATCTCTGCGTCATAGCCATCTAGGGTCGCTTTGATGGCGATGTCTTGGATCATGGCTAGATCGTTCGTGTAAGAGCGCAGGCACCTGAGCCCGTCCTTGCTTATTAGCAGCTCATAACGCTTATCAGCGCCATACTCTCGTTCAGTCATTTCGCCGCCTTTTGCTCGCGCCAGTAGTTCAGCCCGGCGGCTGTCATTTGCCGGACCGTACGCTGGAGCCCCGTGGACCCGACGCGTGTGCGCGTGGTGTCCTCTAGGATGCCGTCCCGCTTTAGTTCCGAGCATCGGGTGGAGTATTCGCTGGTCATGTTCAGGCCGGCGATCATCGCGGCCTCCTCATCGGTGAGCCCGTTTGGGTGTGCGGCGTGCGCCTCGATGATGCGTAGGCGGGCGCTAGTGGATTTGCTGGACGCGAATAGGTCGGCTTGCCTAGATGTGAGTGGGTCGCTGGTCCTGTGTTTGCGTTGCCGGGTGATCTGGACGACCTCAGCGCGTGGGCGCTGGGATGGTGGCGTCCACTCAAAATCCTCTGGGGCTATTTGTTTGGCCACGCGGACTTTGACGTCGTCAGCTGTGAAACCGGCGGCGTCGCGCTTTTGCTCAAATCGGTGTGCGGCGGAGCGGGCGAAGGTCCACGATGCGAAGGGGCCAACACTGGCAACCATTTCGAGGCCATCGTCTAGTGGCTCGATGATCAGGACGTGGTAGGCGCTCATTTGATCATCTCATCACGGCGGGCTACCTCGGCGGCGAGATCGTCCAGGCAGTCATCGTAGCCGTTTTGGACGCCCACCCAGTGGCAGAACCATCCGACCACGCCAAAGGCGCCGAGCAGTAGCAGAAAAGAGCCCACGTTTTGGAGCCACGGGTACAGGTTCATTTGATCCTCCCAGATCGGTTAGTGGTGCGTGGGTGAAACTACCATCCGGTCAGCCTTGGATGTCAACGACCTCGGGATCGTCCGGCGTGGCGTGGTCCACTTTCCCCACGCCAAAGACGGGATTTGCCGGGTCTAGCCATGACAGGATCGTGCGTAGCCCAGCGATACCCGCCGCGAATAAGGCGGGCAGGAACCAGTCGTCAGACAGGGGCGCGATGGGGATCAGGGCGATAAACGATGCGGCGAAGGTGATCAGGGCGGAGCGAAGGATCGGGTTCATAGTCCTGCCGTTTCTAGTCGTTTCGAGATTTCGTCTAGTTTGATGTCTAGGTGATCGAGCTGATCGAGGCGGGCCGAGGCGGCGCGGGCCAGTTGCCATACCTTCCCCACCCCCACACCGATGGCGACCAGTGAGGCGATGATCGAGCCCGTCCAAATGATGCCCCCACCTAGGTCCTGGGTGTTGATTAGGACTAGAGGGGCACCGGCGGCGGTGGCTCCAATGGCGGAGAGGATCGGGGTCATAGTGGCAGTGTTGACCCGTTCAGCCATGATGCCCACCCTACGGGCTTGGCGCCCCATTTGAGGCGCGGCATGTGGATGGATGTGCGACCAAGAAGGCCCTGGGTAGGTAGGTCCGATCCCCAGATAGTGCCGTCACCGTTGGAAATAGCGACGTGCCCGTACCGTCCGACCGACCAGTAGATTACGGCGCCCTTGGGCGGGTCGTTATCCCATGCGTGCTTATGTTTAGCCGGGACGGCGGCCCAGTAGGTGTCCGCGTCCGCGTACTTACCCGGCAGGCCCCAAGCGGTGCGTACGGCCCGTAGGCATAGGCCACCGTAGCCGCGCGTGCGTAACAGACTATTGCGCCTCATCCACGAAACGGCGCCCTTGGCGGTCCTCACGTCTGGATCGCTAAAATGTTAAAGTTACCGCTGATCGTCGTCGACGTCATGATGTTTTTTACTACGACCGTACATCCGGCGGCGGTTAGGTTAGTGATGGTTACGACGGCTGAGCTGCCTGTCAGCGCGGTGCCTATTACCGTCGGAGTCGCTGTAAAATAACTCGCGGGGAAAGTGACGGCCAAAGTAAGGGCCGCCGTGGCTACTAACGATCCGACCGAGCCGCTGTATGTGTAAATCAGAGGTACGTCCGCGTCGATAGCGTCGCCCAATGCTCGGATGGCGCTCGCGCCGTCTGCGACCCTGTCGACGTTGTCGGGTGTGGGCCAGTCGTGTGTCGGTGTTGTTGCCATTTTTGTGTCCTATCCTGTCCAGTCAGCCCACGCGGTTACGGGGATGTTGTTGTAAAAGTAGTTAGCCGGGGTGTCTGTCCATCGGTCGTACCCTTCGTCCCCGTTGATGAGTTCCCCGACGTTATTCCACGTCCAGCCGGGGTCCGCATTATTCCACAAGATGCCCACGTCCACGTCGTCCCAGCGTAGGCCACGCCCCCAGTATCGGCCATCCACTAGCTCTAGCTCGATTTGCCACTGTGACTGCGTGGCCCACGTTTCGCGGTAGGACGTTATGACGGCGAATAAAAAGTTTGGGGAAGGCTGGGGTAGCCCCGTGATGAAACACACATCCCCAATAATGATTTCCGTTAGCAGGTCGGGCCGTAGGCGCTGGTCAATAGTGATGGTGGGCAGCGTGTTTTGGGGGAGGCTGTTGCGGTAGATGTATTCGTTCGCTATGTCTAGGGCGTCGCTGACGTCGTCCAGCTCGGAGTCAAAATCTGCCCCATAATAGCCGAAAAAACTTTGACTATCTGGGCTGGTCGCTCTAATGGTTGTCCGGTCCACACCGTCTACGCGCGTCCCATAGCCGACCGTGATGTCGTTGACTAATGTTTCCGTAGTTGCTGTCACCCGTAGTGAGTCCTCGATACTGGCGGCCGTAAGGGCGAAATCTGCGCCCACGTTGACGGCGTGAAACCTGTCCAGATAGCGGATGGTGCCATCCGGTGAGTCCGTAAGTAGGCCGAGGCCGGACGTTGCGTAAAGGCGGGCAAGGTCGCCCGCGGGCTGGCGGTCCACGTCACGGGCTAGGACGTCTACGCCCCCGGGGTCTGCCTCGTAAGGTGTGCCCGTTTGTGCCTCAGCGAGCGCGAGGATGCGGGCGAGGCGTTCCCCGTCGGTTTCCATAGGCCACGGGTCGTCTCCGATGTAGATACGGTTCAGGATGGCTAGGGGCCCGGACGCGGCGATAGTGGTGATGGAACGCGTCACGCCCTGCCACTCGATCTGGCGCGAATAAACGCGGCCAGTAAATCGCGGGACGTACCCGACCCCTGTTTCGATGCTGTAAAGGTTGATTAGGTCCCCGGGCATGATTTCGTCCGCGCTGGCTAAATCAACGACCTGAAACGTACAGTTTGACGGGTCCCCGGATTGTTGACCTATGCCGTACGGGCCCCCCATTTGGATTTCCACATTTCGCAGCACTACGTCATTGTTCAAGGGGGTGCCGTTGACGGCGAGGATCAGAAGGGACATTAGCCACCGATCCTGAGATTACCCCGGCGGGTGCTGTCCGTGTTCAGGGCACGGCGCACAGCCACACCGGCGGCGGCTGGGTCAATGGTTTGGATGTTGATGACCGTGGATGGCCCGCGTGCGCTCTGTGGGATGTAGACGCCACCGTAGGTCCCGCCGTAGTTCCCGAAGGCGTCACCTAGGCTGTCCCTGACGCCGCCTTGGTTCCCGGCCGTGGCGTAAAGAGGGTTAGCCACAAAGAGGAGCAGGTTCAGCCACTTTTCATTACGTTTGGCCCACTGGGCTAGGTTTTCCATCCTCCGCTGAAAAGTGTCAATGTCATCGGCCGCGTTTCCGATGCTGTCGGCTATGTCCCCTAGTTTTACGCTGAAATCCGCTAGCGCTTTTTTACCCTCCGGGCTCTGTAAGTATTCTGCGAAGGTCTGGAGGTAGGGCAGGAGCGCTCCGCCTAGTGTTTCTTTCGCGTTGTCCAATGACTCTTGGAGTGTTGCTAGGCCACCTTTAGCGGTTTTTGTGGCGGCCTCAGAGGCGCCCCCGTATTTGTCGCCGAGGATTTTGATTAGGTCCGCGCCTGTTTTGGTTTTGTCATTGACTTTGGACAGTTCGGGGAAAAGTTTGAGCAGTGCCGTTTTGTTGCCGTTGTATGCCTTTGCGACAGCTGCCGCGACAGGGTCCAGCTCTTTACCCGATGCGGTGGCCAGGTCCGTGGAAATGACCAAAAGGTCCTGGGCTGTTTTCAGGTCCCCGGTGGCGTCCAGCAAACGGGTAAGAGCTGGTCGCAGGCTGTCGTCCGTTTGGTCCGTGGCAAGGCCCAGCGCCGTGACCCAGTCGTTCACTGCGTCCTTGTTGAGGATCAGCCCACCCTTTAGGCGGCCTAATGCTCCGTTGAGTTTATCGACCTGGTCCTGTTCCTCGATGGCGCCGTTGATCGCGTCCTTGACTACGTCAAATGCCAAAGTAGCGGCGGTTCCAATGGCGGCAAACGATGCCACGGATTTTAGGCTGAACCCTTTAGTTTTGTTTTTTGCGTCGTCCAAACCTTTTTTTAGTTTTTTTGTGTCCGCGAAAATGTTGATCCGCAGATTAGCGGGACCCGCCACCTGGTGCCCCCTTCACTTTTGCTGTCGCTTTGTTTATTTCCTCGATGTAGCCGGGCAGCCATTGAGGTTCAGTAACCCGTGCGGCCCGTGAAATCCACGGGTTTTCACGGATGCCGCGCTTTGGCCAGCCCCAGTGGATGGGCTGGGCGTAAGGGACTACGACCGCTTTTCCACCGAGGATGCCCACGTTCTTTTTGGTCACACTGGTGCGGATGGATCTTTTTAGCGCCCCCGTGCGGACGGGCGCAGTTCGTTTGGCCTCAGCCATAACGATGCGGGCGGCGGTCTTGCCGGCTGTTTTGAGGTCTTGCGTGTCCTCGCCGGCTTGCTTTAGTTCCCGTTGCAGTTTGGCTAAGCCCTCGATCTGAAAAGTCACGTCGAGGGGCATGGCTTATGGCCCAGCGTATGGGGTGACTGTGACGCCGCCGATGATTTCCCATTCCGCGGTCGTGGTCAAACGCTCACCCACGACGCCACCGACCTCGATGGCCATGACCATCACGTCGCCTGAGTATGTCGGGCCCAGAGGGTCAGGGGTCCATGAAAATGGGATCGTGTTGAGGTCTTGATCCCATGACAGGGCGATCAGGCCGGCGGTGTTATCAAAGTCTTGGATGGCCTCTAGGTTTAGGGTGTTTCGGCGCTTAAACGATGGTTGGATTTCGGAGCCGTCCAGTACCTCTAGGCGGTCGCCCGTGGAGTCGTGGGATGGGGTGATGCGGACGTTTGTGGGCTGGGTGGCGTAAGAGTCGCCATCCAGGGTTAGTTCGCCTTCGCGTACGCGGGAGTCGGTGATAGCCATGATCTAGTTGGACCTTTCCAGGGTGAGGGTTAGAGCTGGGGCACCGTCGCCGGTTGACCCAAGGGTGTATGTGGATGGCTCGATGCTTGATGGGTCAAGGGCGTCCACCAAAACGTCGAGCATGGAGTCAAGGGTGGCGAGCGCGTCAGCTGTGCCAGTGCCACCGGGCGCGACGATGTGGATTTGGTGCTTGATGTTGTAGTGCCCCATTGTCAAACGCTCAATGGATGGCGGGTCGATGACCACACACGGCGGGTTCACGCTCATCGGGTCATCGGTGACGCGTAAGCCTAGGGCGTTGATTTCGTCCCACATTTGTCCCATGACCGTGGCGTAGGTGCCGCTCACGTCAACGTCACCGGCCCATCTACGGCTGGCGGGGTGTAGCGCCCGATGCGGAGCAAACGGGCCACCTCGGGATCGGTGCGGGCTGAGATGACGCCACCCATTGAGTCAAACCCTGCCGCGCCTAGTGGGGCGTTTCGGCTGGAGTAGAGACGGCCAGCGAGCATGATGGCGCCGGTGCGGGTCCGGTAGTCCCACTCTGTCGCGTCGACGTGCGCCAGAGAGTTGACGTAATCGGTGGCCGCGTCCGCCGCGTCTTGGAGCCATGCCGCGTCGGCAGAGTCCTGGAGGCGTAGATAGTTGCGGACATCTTCGCCCGTGACTAACGGCTCAGCCATCGTGATCCTTTCCGGGTGGGTGGTGCCGGGACTCTCGGGGGTGGGAGTCCCGGCACCGTGGGGGCTACGCGTCGCGCTGGGAGGCCCGGAGCGCGTAGCGGTTTGGGGTGCCTAGTCCAGCTCTGCGACTGCGAGGCCCGCGGGCTGGTTGACGACAGTGGCACAGTACCCAAAGAGGCCGGCGTCAATGCCACCGTTTGCCACGTTGGCCACGTTCACGCGGAGCGCTGGGGCCAGTTCGTGGAAGGATGCGGCGTTACGCGTACCGGCGATGACCTTATTTGAGGCGATAAAGTCCGACACAAAAAGGGACGTGTTACCGAACGATCCGGTGCCATCGAAGGACAGGGAGCCACCCAGGAAGGCCAAAGCCTCTTGGACGTTTGTGGCGGCCATGGCGGCGTAAACCTCGGTGGAGATACCGATGAACGATGGGGTGCCTGTTGGCATGACTGCCATGGCGGCTTGGACGATGGTGCCCAATGGGGTGCCATTGGTGCCGGTGTCCGTGGCCTCATCAGCGAGCACGGAATAGCAGTATTCGTCCGAGAGGCGGGCGTAGGACTCTGCCATCGCTGCCCAGTAGCCCATGACGTAGTCACTGGAGCCGAGGTCAAAGAAGGCCCGGTCGATGTCGTGGGCACCGGCGAGGCGTACCACGGGGACCTCGATGGCCTCGGTGGTGGCGGCGTTTGATGCCACGGCCTCTTTGTCACCATCATAGGCGGCAACCTCAGGGGCAACGTTCCAGCGCCATCCCGTGACTTTCAGGGACGTTACGGGGGCACCGGCGGCGACTGCGGGCACAAATCGGCGGGCGTAGTTGACGCCTTCCCAAACGTGGCCTACCCAGGTGTCGGGGTAAGTGTCGGCGTTTGCCGTGTAGGTGATGTCCGTCAAAGCGGCCTGGAGTTGACCCATGGGGATCTCTCCACGGTTAGCCTGCGCGACCAAAGACGCGGCCTGTGATGCGCTGAGGCGTGGCTGGGTGCGGGCGGCGATGACGGGTGCCTGTGCGGCGGCCACAGCGGTCGGGGCTGGGGTTTCGACAGGTGCCGGCGTCGGCTCGATGGTGGGTTCAGGGGTCACAGCTGTCGCGGCGATCGCTGATGCTGCGGCGGAGGCCGCGATTTCCTCAACCGTGGTGGCTGGGGTGCCGGCGTCGCCGGTCAGATGTGCGCTCGCGGTGAGGCGGCGCGGGGTGGGGCGCTTGCTCATTGGGTTCCTTAGGGGGTTGAGATGGTGCGGGCGGCGTCCCATGCGGGCACCGAAACGGATGATACCTCTCTTAGCACTGCCTTGCTGACGACTAGGACGCCGTCGCGGTCGGTTGATGCCTGGATGACATCTACACCGACGGACCAGCCCGACCTCATGTGAGCGGCTTGGAGTTCTGTGTCCCAGTTGTCCGGCGCGTGAAACGTCCCCACTAGCGCGGCCGGTGTGTCAAGAAATGATGCGCCGTATCCCACTAGGCGGTTTCGGTCATGCTCCATGAGCCATGCCACGTTTTGGGCCGCGGTGATGTTCACCGAGCCACGGGCAAAACGGGTCGGCCCCGCCGAGGTATTTGCGACACTGTCCCACGGGAGGATCGTGGCGTGAACGGTACGGGCGGGGCCGTCAATGGATGCCACGGGGGCGTCGGAGGCTGTGAGGTAGATCGTGGTCATCGGGTCACCGTTCCTGGGGTTCCGGTTTCGCGGCGGCGGATTTCCTCGACCGTGTAGACGCCCGAGCTGATCGCCACATCGTACGCGGCCATGCGGTCCGCAAACGATGCGCGGAGGATCGTGGAGTCAAGGTCAAATACTGCCATCACGCCGGGGCTGGAAATGTCATCCATGCTGAGGCGTTGCTCGATGGGTGTGGTGTAGGTGCTGAGGGTGTAGTCCGTGAAATCGCGGCGGGCATCTTGGAGGTTATTGTAGGTGACGGAGGACCCGGACTGGCTGGCGTCCAGCATGGCGGCGGGGATCCCCATGACGCGGGCCACCTCGGCGGCAGCATACGCGCGGGCCTCGACCAGTTGGAGATCACGGCTGGACCAGCCGTGGGTTTTGACCTCTAGGGATCGGTTTGTGTAGCCGACGCCGGAAAGTTCCCGGGCACGCGTCCAGTCGTCGACCAGGGCCAACCGTTCCTCAGCGCTCAGGCCATCCTCGGACAGGTCGTGGAGTTCCAGAGCGGGCAGGGGAACGGATGCGAAACGGCGGGCCGCGTCGGACAGGGTAAACGCTGTGCGGAGTTCGCGGGCACCATAGGATAAAATGCCTTCATGGAGTCCGGGGAATACGATCACGTCCGATGGGCTGACGGGCTGGCCGTTGATGCCTTCCACGATCCCGTCCGTGGTCACGTCCACTAGGTTTGGGTCAACGCGTCGCGCAGCTGTTGGATAGCCCAGCACGTCACGATCGAGGATGAGCCAGTAAGCCACTCCGGAAAAGATCAGGTCGTCAACGGTCCAAGCGATCGTCACGGCGCGGGGCAGGTCAGGGTCCGGCTGGTCAAACAATGCCGGCGCGGTCGATAGTTGCGTGCCCTGCCATGCGTTGATCTGTGCCTGCGCCAGTGTTGAGGTGATCAGGTTCCGACCACGCGCACAGGCCGGGACAGTCATGGCCATCGGGCGCGTCATAGCGGTTTTAGAAATCTCTGGCCAGGTGATGGCGCTCAGGGCGTCAGCCACGGCCCACGGGTTCGCCTGTGGTGGAAGGCTCACGCGCTGGGTGGCCGTCAGGGAGTCCACTGTCGCGCTCAGGCGCTCGGTTCGCCGGCTCATGCGGCACGCTCAAAAACTGCCCAGACGTTAGAGTCACCCACATCGTAGCCCGCGTCATCACAATAGACAGAAACCGCAACGTAATCGTTCAGGGCTAGATTTATCCAGCCCGTGGTCACCTGGGCAACGATTTGCCCTGCCAAATCACCGTTGCCAATGCCGTCTAGGGCTTGCTGCCAAATAAAGTTCCCGCTGTCATTTTTGTCGATGCCGATGATGGCGCCGTGGTTGATAACGCCACCCAAAGCCACCTGAGCAGTGAGGCGATAACGTCCCGCGGCGGGCGCCTTGAATCGTGCGTTATTTGTTGATGTGCTGTGGTAGCCCGCTACGTCGATGTAGTCCTGGGTGTTGTATCCGATTTGGATGAGGCCGGTTTGGCCAGTCAGCCCAGCGGAACGGTATGCCCGGACCGCGGTGATGGTTGTGCCACCTGACCCGCTGGCCGTGGCCCAGGTCCCGGCCTCGGTGAGGTATTTGCTCGATGATGGTGACGCGCTTGGAGCGGGGACCAGGCCGCGCTTGGACGTGGTCATGGTGTTTAGGCGGTCCGTGGACCACCAGTCGCGGGCGACGTCTTGGATTTCGGTGGCCATGCGACGGCCCAAAAGTTCATAGCCCGCCGGGTTCAGGTGGTAAGTATCGGCCAGCGTGTAAAAGTCGGAGTTTCCCACGCCCGTGGTGGCGGCCACTGTCCCGGTGCCTTGGATGTATTCGATGGGCTGCCCGATAAAGGTGAACCCGTTGGCCACGGCCTGCCCGTATAGATAACCTGAGATGGTGGTCAGGTTTGTCCGGTAAGTATCGGTGGGGCAAAAGGGCGCCATGACGACAAAACGGGCCGCGGGTAGCGCAGCCTTAGCGGCAGCGAATAGGGATGTGATAGCGGTCTGGACCCCGGTGATCGGGCTTACGCTGTTATCGTTCAGGCCGCCAGTAAATACAACAATGTCAGGGGAAAGCGCTGTGACGTCCGCGGCAAAGCGCGTCCCGTAGGTGACCTCAGTCCCGCCAGCTGTTGCGACGTAGCCGGTACCGGAAACAAAGGATGGGCAGACGTCCCAGTTCAGTAGACGGCCCGCGACAACGGCGAAAGAGTCCCAAACCCATTTGACGTCTGTGGCAAATCCGGTCCCGTAAGAGTCACCCATGACCACTACGCGCGGGCCGATGTCCCGGGACGTTGGCCACAGGGTCCGGGTGGGTAGCGCCCAGATGCCACCGAAAGTCATTTCCTGACCCTCAAACGTGATGCGCCTATTCGTGGCCGTGGCGAAAACTATTTTGATCCGGCGCCATGATGTCGCCGAGCCGATGACCGCGGACTCTGTCGCGCTTGCCAGTTCGCCGTCCACCCAAATCCGGTATTTGCTGTGCGTGCTGTCCTCAGACCTGACGAGGATTTCCAGCTGGTCGGTGTCTGTCTCAAACTCCAGGCGCAGCAGGTTGTCGATTTGGCCGGCGGCGGTGGTAATCGTGAGGCCGGTTTGGCGGTAGCAGTTTGTGTAAGACCCTACGGTCCCGACGTCCGCATAAACCCCGGACAGGTAAGTGAAATCTAACCCGTTGCGTGATGGTGCGCGGCGGGTGGCGCCGGTGATGGTGGTCGCCCCGGTGTCTGTGATGACTGTGACCGTGGGCGGTGTCTCCATGACTATGGGGTCGCTCGATACGGTTTGCCCGCTCACTCCATTTGACTGGATGGCGCGGACGCCGGTGGGGCCTGTGGCACCTGTCGCGCCCGTTGCGCCCGTGTTGCCTGTTGCGCCGGTGTTGCCGGTGTCACCCTTGACGCCTTGGATGCCCTGGATGCCTTGGATGCCCTGGATGCCCTGGTCGCCCTGGTCACCTTTGTCGCCTTGGTCACCTTTATCGCCCTGGATTCCTTGGTCTCCCTGGTCTCCCTGGATTCCCTGGTCGCCCTGGTCACCTTTGTCGCCTTGGTCACCCTGGTCGCCCTTGATACCCTGATCGCCCTGGTCACCCTGGATACCTTGGATGCCTTGGATGCCTTGGATGCCTTGGTCGCCTTGGTCCCCCTGGTCACCTTTGTCGCCCTGTGGACCCTGTGGACCCTGTGGACCCTGTGGACCCTGTGGACCCTGTGG